ATTGGCTTTTTATTAGCAACGTCTGGAGGACTAGGTAGCAAGACTAGGAAGTGATGGACGATAGCCTGTCTTGACTGATTACGTATAGACGTAAGCCTGTAACCCGTATATACAGGTAAATCTCAAGAAGAGAGAGCCTCTCGTTTATCTAAGTTACCTCCATGTTTGTCAGACAGTGGAAGCCCAAGCAACGTTGCCCCGTTCGCCTTGTCTGCGGTGTTATCACAACATTAGCAGATGGTTACTAGAAACTCGCCCAGTTCACTACGTTTATCCTACTTGGTCGGCTCAACCGCATAGAGGGGTGGGTCATGCCCCCGTTGTCATAACTATATCAGGGATTACCCTATTGTTCAACAAATAAATCTATACGATAATGAATGAAGGCAACTTCCCTATTGTGGACAAAAGTAATGATAGAAACTAAAAAACCCCGTGGTAGACCAAAAGGTGCTACTAACAAACAGTTCTCCCTTACCAGTTATGCTGATAAGCCTGAACTCATCACTCTACCCAAAACTGAGACTGCTCAACTTAAAGAACTAAAGAACCTCCTGATAAACAGCGCAGGTTCTAGAGTTGTCCACAAGGCAGTAGAGATTGCCATGAATGACGATCACCCTGCCCAACTAGCCGCTATTAAGTTGTGCATGGACAGAATGTTGCCTGTCTCTATGTTTGAGAAAGAAGGCAAAACCCGTAGTGCTGTAACCATCAATATTACAGGTATTGGGGAGATTAGCCATACCCCTGAAACCATAGACGCTGAAGACATAGAGGCTAAGAATGAGTGATCTGAACTTTAGCCTACTGCCTTGGCAAGAAGAAGTCTTCAAGGATAAGACTAGGTTCAAGGTAATTGCGGCTGGAAGACGATGCGGTAAGTCTCGTATGGCGGCAGTCACCCTATTGATTGAAGCCCTGCGTTGTCCCGCAGGGTCAGCAGTCTTGTATGTAGCCCCAACAAACGGGCAAGCGAGACAGATTATTTGGCAAGTTCTAATGGATTTAGGAAGGGAAGTTATCCAAAATGCCCACATCAACAACCAAGACATCACCACCATCAACGGAGCAACCATCTACGTCCGAGGTGCTGATAGACCCGATACCCTCCGTGGAGTCTCCCTCACCTACGCAGTCCTTGACGAAGTTGCGGACATTAAGCCCGAAGCGTGGGAGCAAGTTATCCGAGCCTCTCTCTCCGATAGAAAAGGTAGAGCCATGTTTATCGGAACTCCCAAAGGAAGAAACTGGTTTTACGATCTCTTTAGATTGGGCGAAAGCGAAGAGGATAAGGACTGGAAATCTTGGCACTTCACCACAAAAGACAATCCCCTGATCGATCCTACTGAGATTGAATCTGCCAAGAAAACCCTGTCTACCTTTGCTTTCAAGCAAGAATACATGGCTAGTTTCACCAATGCTGGTAGCGACATCTTCAAGGAAGAATGGATTAAGTACGGGGTTGAGCCTGAATTCGGAAGTTACTACATAGCCTGTGACTTGGCAGGATTCGAGGAAGTTGCCAAACAAGCGGCTAACTCCAAGAAAAGACTAGACCAGACGGCTATTGCTGTTGTCAAGGTAACGGATGATGGCAAATGGTTTGTCAAAGAGATTGTCTTTGGGCGTTGGGACATCCGTGAGACTGCGGCAACGATCCTGTTGAAGATGCGTGAATACAAGCCTTTGAGTGTAGGAATTGAGAAAGGTGCGCTAAAAAACGCAGTTTTGCCATATTTGTCTGACTTAATGCGTAAAAATAATGTATATTCGCACATAGTTGACTTAACGCATGGCAACAGGAAAAAGGCTGACAGAATTATCTGGAGTCTCCAAGGGCGTTTTGAGCATGGAAGGATTGTGCTGAACTCTGAGGAGGATTGGGATGAATTTAAAGATCAACTTCTTTTGTTTCCCGCCATCGGAGTGCATGATGATTTGCCAGATGCTCTCTCATATATAGATCAAATGGCTGTTACCTCATACTTTGTTGATGACCAAGATGAAGAGTGGGAGCCAGTAGACATAATTAGCGGGGTTTGATAATGGCAACAGATAAACAAGTTGGTATGGAACAAAATGAGTTTGACGAGCCAACTGAGGCCGACAAAGAACTTGTTGGATTTGTTGTAGACCACTGCAATCGGTGGCGTGACTACCGAGATGTTAACTTCCTTCCTGATTGGCTAGAGTACGAGCGCATCTTCCGTGGTCAATGGGCTTCTGAAGACAAAACCCGTGAATCTGAGCGTTCTAGAATTGTCACCCCCGCCACCCAACAAGCCGTAGAGACTCGCCATGCTGAGATCATGGAAGCAATCTTTGGTCAAGGCGACTTCTTTGATATTGAAGACAACCTACAAGATGTAGGCGGCAACCCCATAGATGTTGAGTTAATCAAGGCTCAACTGATGGAAGACTTCAAGAAGGACAAAATCCGCAAAGCAATCGACCAAATTGAGTTGATGGCTGAAATCTACGGCACAGGCATTGGCGAAGTTGTGGTGATGACTGAGACAGAGTATGTTCCTTCCACTCAGATGATCCCAGGCCAAGTTGGTCAAGCCGCTATTGGAGTATTGGAGAGAGACAGAATTGCTGTCAAGATTTCTCCTGTAAACCCAAAGAACTTCTTGTTTGACCCCAACGGCACAAGCGTCAATGACTGTATGGGCGTGGCTATCGAGAAATATGTCTCGATTCACAAGATTGTCCAAGGCATAGAGAAGGGTATCTACCGCAAAGTAGACATTACCACCTCTGGTGAAGACACAGACCTTGAGCCTACCCAAGAGGTTAGCCAATATCAAGATGAGAAAGTCTTGTTGTTGACCTACTACGGCTTAGTTCCACGGGAATATCTAGAGAATCTAGAAGAAAACAAAGAGATAGTAGAGTTATTTCCTGAGAACTCTGCGGCAGATGACTACACAGACATGGTGGAAGCCATTGTTGTAATTGCCAATGATGGTCAACTACTAAAGGCTGAAGCAAATCCCTACATGATGAAGGATCGTCCTGTCTTGACCTATCAAGATGACACAGTTCCTAATCGTTTGTTGGGCAGAGGCACAGTAGAAAAAGCGTTCAATATGCAAAAGGCTATTGATGCTCAGACCCGTAGCCACCTAGATTCCTTGGCATTAACGACTAGCCCCATGATTGCTATGGATGCGACCCGTTTGCCAAGAGGAATGAAGTTTGAAGTGAAGCCTGGCAAGGCAATCCTTACAAATGGCGCACCTTCTGAGATTCTCTATCCCTTCAAGTTTGGTCAAACTGACCCCAACAACTTGGCTACGGCAAGAGACTTTGAGCGTATGTTGTTACAAGCAACGGGAACTCTTGATTCTCAGGGCATGATTAGCAATGTTGCTAGAGATGGTGGTCAAGGCGGTATGTCTATGGCTGTCGCTTCTATCATCAAGAAGTACAAGCGCACTTTGGTGAACTTCCAAGAGGATTTCCTAATCCCGTTTATCAAAAAGGCGGCTTTCCGCTTCATGCAGTTTGACCCAGAACGCTATCCTTCTGTGGACATGAACTTTGTTCCTACGGCTACCCTTGGCATTATTGCTAGAGAGTACGAGCAACAGCAGTTTATTGGTCTGTTGCAGACACTTGGCCCGAATACTCCTGTCTTGCCTGTGATTCTGAAGGGCATTTTGGCTAATTCAAGTCTGTCTAACAGGATGGAATTGATTGCTATGTTGGAGAAGATGAGTCAGCCTGATCCAGAAGCACAACAATTGGCACAAGTTCAGCAACAATTGGCTCTGCAAGCGGCACAAGCGCAGATTGCGGTTCAGACTACTCAGGCAGAACAGAATCGTGCAGAGGCTACCAAGTTGACAGTCGAGGCGCAGTTGATGCCACAAGAGACACAAGCCAAGATGAGTGCATCTTTGACCAAGAATCTTCCCAATCAGGATGAAGCGGCAAGCCGTGAGTTTGATAAAAGAGTTAAGATTGCGGAGTTGATGCTCAAAGAAGCAGACATCAAGAACAAATCCAAGATTGTTGAATTGCAGATGGCTGACAAACAGAACAAAGTGCAAGGAATGGAGCAAGACTTCCTTGATCAACTGACAAGACAACTATCTTCAAACCCACCAAAGGGTGAATAATGGATATTGAAAGCCTAGCCAAGGAATTAATCCTTAAAAACATGAATCCTGAACAGCAATTGGCTGTTTTGGATGGGATTAAGGCTTCTGTCGCCCAAGCCAAAGAGGTTCAAAAGCAACGCATTGGTGAGAATGTGGGCTTAGTAGTTGATGCCCTCAAAAAGATTGAATCTGACATCCGTTCTCGCTATGACGAAGTGGGAAACGCCATTGAAAAACGAGTTGCCACCATCAAAGATGGAAAAGATGGCAAAGACGGAAGGGATGGGCGCAATGGCAAAGACGGACGTGACGGAAAGCAAGGCGTTCAGGGAGTTAAAGGCGAAGATGGTCGAGATGGGCGTGATGGAGTGGACGGGATTGATGGTGTTAGTGTCACCTCTGCTCGTATTGATTTCGATGGTAGCCTTGTCATTAGCCTTTCTAGTGGTATTGAACTCAATGTTGGTGAAGTTGTTGCTCCTGACCTTGCGGAATCCATCAAAGTTATTACTAATGGTGGCGGCACTTCTCAGTCTGTCCT